CACCTGCGTGAACGACGTCGGCTTGATCGGGTTGTTCGCGTAGCTGTTCACCGCTACGAGATTCCCGCCGATGACGAGACAGGAGTCGTATGAGGGTCCAGCTCTTGCCTCGAATTGTACCCTCCAGTCGTTGAGCATCGTCAGCGTAATGCCAGTGTACTCGCCCCCACCCAGGTCGGCTTTTCCTTCCCAGCGCGCCATGATGTCCAGATCCAGGTACGCTAGCTCGTCAGCGTAGTCTGCGATCCCATCCACCAGCTCCTGCACCGTCACCGTCGTATCAGGCGCCAGGACGGTGACAGTCTTGTCAATCCGCTCGAAGCTGAGCGTGGCCATATTGGCGCTCCCAGGCAGCAATCGCGCCATCCCGCTCTCGGCAGACGGCGACCTGCTCCTCTCGCTCGACGATCAGCTTCTCGAGGTCCTGTATCGCCTCCTGGAAGACCGCGATCTTGCCCCGCGCGTGGCGAATGTCGTTCTCGAGCGCCGCGATGTCCCAGAGCGGATACTTCCGTTTCGGGTGCTGTGGCAATTCCACGAGCGCCGCCCCTTCCTGTTGAGCGAGCACCTTGGCGCCAGGCGGTAGCCGCATCACGAGACCACGGAGTCGGTGGTCTTGACCGCTGCGACTTCTCGACCCGTGCTGCCGATCGTCTGGTCGGATACGAACGGCTGGTATCCCTTGATCCGGACGACGAACCGGCCCTCCACGTCGGCGCTGTAGATGAACGTGTTTGATGCTGAACCCCCCGTCGCGACCTTCAGGACGAAGGGCACGTACACGTTGTCCGAGGTCGTGGTCGCGAAGGGCAGTGTGTTGGTCTCGTACCCGTCGCCCGAGGTCCAGGTGAGGTTCTGGCCCTCCGCTGAGACCGTAGTGAGCGTGTCCGTGGCATCCACCGAGACCACGTAGCCCCACTCGCCGGTCGTGGTATTCCGGATCGTATCCCCGATCAGCACATCGTCCGCGCCACCGAAGTCAGCGGCGGTGTCCTCGAGCGTGTTGCCCGAGGAGCCGCCCGTCGCCGTACCCGTGGCGCCGGTCGCCAGCGTGAACGTCGAGGTGGCCCAGGAGTCATACCGCAGCAGGGCTTCCGGATCATTCGCCTCGGAGACATCGATTACCTTGACGACGCCCGCAGCGGGCTCGTCGCTCGTGATCGCGCTCCCGACGACGACCGTCGTGGCGCCTGCCGACTGGACGGTGCCCTGGTAGCGATCCTTCTCGATCGGGCCGGTCGCGCCGGTGCGGCGGAAGATGCCCGCCCGGTCGCCAGCGGCCAGGCCGGAGATGGATACGGCGATCTCGTTCGGCGGATCCTGGGTGACACCCAGGTCGTCGATGAGCTGGTACGCCTGGATGTCCCCCGCATCCAAGTCGGTCACGTACACCCCAGGGGCACCGAAGAAGTTACCGCCCGCGAAGGTGCCGAATGGCGCCGTCTTGGTCGCTGCCAACAGGGCTACGCCACCGGCGTCGATTGTGGCGCTGTTGGTTCCATCCGAGACACTCGTGGCGTCATCTGAGAACGTGCCTTTCACGTTCGAGAGGATCACGATGTCTTCCGGAGAGCTGTGGTAGGCTACGATGATCCCCGTCGCGCCCGTGCCCGTGCCACCTGTCTGCGTCAGTGTGGCGCCCTCCGTGAAGCCACCCGGCGCCGGGGTCGAGGTCTTGAGGCGCACGACGCTGCCGATGTACTGCTCGCCATCCTCCTCGGAACCCGCGACACCGAGCTGGGTCGTGGAACCCCGGCGGGTGATGTACTTCAGGCGCTCGTACACCTGCGTGAGGACCCGCGTGTTGCAGTCGATCTCGATGGAGTAGGGCCGGGAGCCTGCCCCATTGTTCAGGTCTCGGGCGATCGCCCCGAAGGCGAGCGTCACGTTCGTCCAGGTCGCCGGGCCCGAGTCGGCGGGCGAGCCGCTCGAGGTGGCCGATTCTGTGGAGGTCTGGCCGGTAATCAGCTCGCCGCTCACGAAGTCCGTGAGGTTCTTGTCCAGCAGCGCGTAGGTGAGCGAGGTGTCCGCGACGTAGGCCGTCAGGATCGCGCGTGCCCCCGAGGTGCCGCCGACAATCTCCTCACCGACCGTGAAGGCGCCCGAATGGGCGCCGGTCGCGATGGTCCGGGATCCGGTCGTGTTGTTGGCATCCGCCGCTGTCGTGATCGGGGCCGGATTCCGGCCGCCGTTCGCGAGATTCGGCGAGAAGTGGTCGTATAGTGAAGTCTGCTGCCGCGCGAAGACCGTCACGACGCCTCGGTCGATCAGCGAGCCCACGTCGCGCACCAGCACCAGCACATCGATCGTCCCGTCGTCCCACCACTCGGTCAGCTTGACGTCGTTCTGGACGATGAAGATGGAGGTGAGGTCCCGAATCTGCGCGATGGTGTAGACGTTCGACCAGAGGCTTTCGCCAGACCGGAAGCCGCCCGTGGTGAGCGTATCGATGTCCCAGCCAGTGCCGGTGACATTCTCGTTGTCCTGGAATTGGGTCGCGCTGGTGTTCCGCACGTAGAGGTAGTTGTTCGCGACATCGGCCCAGAGGATCTCCCCGGTTGCCCCCGAGCTGCCGCCCGTGAGCACGACGCCCTTGTCAGTGTAGCCGTCGTTGCCCTCGGTCGTGACGGTGTAGTCCAGCCTGGTGATGCCGAACCCGCCTACCGTCGAGGTACTCTCGGTCGCGACCTTGGTCCAGCCCTCGGACTCGAGCGCCCCCCCGTAGAACGCCTTCATGCTCTCGGGGTCGATGAACCACGGGTAGAGGATCTTGTAGTCGGTCGGCGTCGGGGCGCGCATCGGGTTCGAGTCGTCCATCTGCGCGGGCTCGTCGAACACATCCATCAGATACGAGTACAGCTCGTTCATGCTGTAGATCGCATCGGGAATGTCGTCGGTGAACCCACCGACGTAGGACACAATCCCATTTACATAGTCGATCGCGAGATCTGACGTGAGCGGCATCGAAGGTCTCCTACGTGTTCACGGGGTCTGCTAACAGCGTGACGATCACGTCGAGACCTGTCGGGCCTACGAGGCCGGGAGATTCCAGGGGTCGATATTTGGGATCGTCAGTAGACGATGCCTTTCGCACCCGAATCTCAACGTCTATGTCACCAGGATAGTTGAATCCGGTATTTTGCGCTATACCGGAGGCATTCGTGTCAGTCCCGCCTGAGCCCGTCAACAGCTCGTCCCCCTTCGTGACGGCCCCGACAGTCTCGAGCGCGTAGATGCCCGTCTGTGCGGTCTCGACCGGGTTCCCATCCACGTCCTTCACCGTCACCTTGAGCGTGACTGTGGTGACAAACGTGACCGACCCGAAGGAGGTGGTCGCATTGGACTCGTTGTTGTTGATCGTGAGCGATCCGCCCGTGTTGTTGTAGACGTCGTAGTAGTTGGCAGAGAATTGCAGGCCCACGTAGTCATACGTCCCGGTACTGGTGTGCCGGATCGCATAATAGTTGCCGATGAAGAAGCTGTTGGCGATGTCGATGTTGGCGTTCCAAAGCAGCGCCCCCGTGCTCGCAGAGAGTAGCCCGGAGAAGGTAAGGTTCCTGGCCTCGACCTGTCCGAGCTGGACTTCGCCGGTCGAGATGAAGGCGACGTTCGTGACGTAGTGCCCGGTGGCGTCCGGAAATTCGACGCCAGGCTCCGAGGTCGTTCCCAGCTCGATGACGGTCGAGCCGTACATCTCGATCGTGGTGGCGTCGGTGAACAGGAGCTTGAACCAATGCTCGTCGCCCGCCTTACTCAGCAGCGCGCGGTCGTCCCTGGTGAACACCGAGCCACCGTAGCCCACCCGATCGTCGCCCGTCCCTGAGCTTTCCCCGATCAGTACCCTGGTATTCCCGGTGTCCGTGACCGTCTGGATGCAGAGGTCGTCGTCCGTGCCGTTGTTCAGCGCCTGGTCGGCCCCAACGATGATCTCCCCGCGCGAGATCCAGTGGCACGCTAGCGCGCCGGAAACATCCCCTAGCACGAGGCGATAGTTGATCTCGTACGCCCCGTCCCGGTTCTTCGCGACGACGCCCCACCAGTTGTCGTCCGTGGGGCCGTCCTTCTGGTAGATGTCGTCGAGCGTGCAGTAGCCTGCCACGATCGCATCGAGGTCGTCTAAGGAGTCGCCCGTCCAGCCAATCGCACACGTGAGCGTCGAGGCCGTGACGCCGGTGATCTGGTACGTCCCGTCGATCGAGGCCCCCGCCCCGTCGATCCGCACGAAGTCCAGCGACTCGTACCCATCCGTGACCCACGAGCCCCCATCCTGCCGGACGATCGTGCTGTTCGTGCCGCTGTTCCCGGTGAAGTCGATGCCGTTGCTGCCGTCAGTGAATTCGGGCGTTGTGACTTCGAGGTACGTGCCGTGGAACAGCTTATCGATGCAGAGGACGTCTGACTTCGAGGCCGTCGCCGCGACGTTGAACCCCACGCCCACGCGAGTGATGGCGGTCATCGTGGGACTGCCGTTGCTGCGGTTGGCCGTGCGGTTCGCATCCACGACAATCAGGCGCCATCCCGAACCCACCCAGGCCACGTCATTGCCACCCACATAGTAGTCACGGTAGGCGCTGGTCCAGTCCGTACCCGTGGCGAGCCGGATATAGACCCCGTAGTTGGCCAGGCTGTTGACGAAGGCGGGCGAGGTCACGAAGACCCAGACCATCACCAGACGCGCGGTGGCGTCGAAGGCCGTAATCCCCGTGACACCGAATCCGCCGTCGCCAGTCGCGAACGGCGCCAGGGCCACCGAGATCCCGTTCTCCCGATAGATGTCGGTCGAGGTGCCCCACTTGGTGCTGTTTGCGCCCCAGCCAGACCAGCCGGTGGTGCTGTCGGCCGCACTGATAAGGGTCAGGGCGCTCGCGTTGAGGGTCGGAATCATACCAAGGCCCCAGCGTGCTGGTCGGCCGGATGGCCGTTCGCGAGGATCATCATGCGATGCGACAGCAGCGCGCCCGCCGCGATGTGCGCGTGGACCTCCGGGAGCCAGTGGATCCGGAAGGCATCGGCGCGGTCGAACCATCGCTTCGGGAACCCGTGCTCGTCATGGCCGATGGCGTAGACGGTCTGCGTGGTGGGGTGGCCCATCTGGTGCAGGGTCTGGCCGCCCTGATGATCGAGGAAGAACCAGCGGTAGGCATGGAGCAGCTCGGGGAGATTCTCGACCAGCACCTTGTAGTCGGCCGCCCAGATCGGCCCATTCGGAGGGGAGATGCGGAAGGGCGTGGCCTCCTCCTCCCGGCCCAGCACGATCGGCCGCACGCCCGCCAGCTCGCACCACTTGTCGAAGTAGCCGTAGAAGCGGTCCCAATGGAACAGGCAGAAGGTCGTGTTACCCTCGATCAACACCATCTACCTCCAGCCGGGCGTCCACTTTCCAGACCTCGCGCAGGTCAGCGCGAACGATCTTGGCGGCCTGGCGATCTGGCCCATCGTAGAACACGCGCTTCCGCCCGGCCAGGACCCGGTAACGGTGCGGCAAGTCGTCAAAGGTGGGCTCGGAGGGAAGCGGCGGCGGGCGCCGTGGCCAGCTCGAGCTGGTCAGCGAGCGGACACTGATGGCCATGACGATCGCGGCGGATGCCACGACGAAGGCGGCCAGCAGCTCCATGACGTCGAGTATTGCCACAAGTGGTCCTTCAGTCAAGTCGTGGGCGCCCGCCCATTTGCCGGACAGCGGCCTGGATTTCCGCGATCGCGCGCTTCCGCTGCACCGCCGTCAGCGCCGGATACTCCCGGGCGAGGTCCTCGTCGATTTGTTGACGTTGTGCTTCATCAATGCCAGACACGGCGCTGGGCGCCGTTGGGACCGATGTGTCCGACGACCGCTTCGGGCGCTTCGGGATCAGGGGCTTCCGCAAGGCACCGCGATACCAGCCGATCCAGTACATCGTGAGCCCGGTCAGCGTCAGGACGAGCACCCAGCTCGCGATAAGCACGCTCAGCACGACGATCCGCCTCCGCTCCGGCGCGCACGAGAGCCAACACGAACAGCATCCCGGCGCCCCAGATGCTGCCAGCCGCCACGATTAACCCTAGAGTGCCCATGGATTCCTCACACGAGGGGGTTGTGGCCGCCGGACGTGCTTCAACGCGACGGCAGGGAATCCCATGTTGCGCGAGATCTCGCGGATCCGGCGATCCTTCGCTTCCTCGTACGATCGCTGGTCCAGGAGTTTGTCGAGGTCCGGATCATGCTCGAGCACCTCGGCGGAGGTGGGCGCGGCAGGACGGGGCCGCATCTGGGCCCAATACCGGAGCGCATCCGCGCCGTGGTCCTCCTGGTTCGGCTCCAGCTCCTCTGGGTCATGCGGCTCGATGCCGCGCGCCAGACTGGTGAGTTGACGCCAGAGGACCCGGCAATTCTTCGAGATGGTCAACAGGGGCCCGCCCTTGCGGTACGGGTAGAACCATGTATGCAGCGTCTGCCAGCCTCGGACCCTCGAGCCCGGCCCCTTGATGGACTTGGAGAGCGTCCAGCCCCGCTCCCGCAGTCGGGGGATCATCTCCTCCGCCGGGCTCGGCTCGCCGCCCGTGGAGGCCCAGGCTTGCGTGTCGCAGATGATCCGACTGATCTGCTCGTCTTCGGGCGTACGCTCGGCGATCATCTGGCCCACCATGGCACCAGTCTTCTGGTTCACAACCAGCTCGCGGTACACCCGCGCGCGCATCGGCTCGCCCACGCCAGAGGTCGCCTCGATCCACAGCACGTGGCAGTAGTCCTGGTAGCCCCAGTCGATCGTGATTTCCTTGGAGGTCCAGTCGAGAGGATCCTGCACCGGCGACTGATGTACCGCCTCCCGCAGCTCCGAGAACATCACCCCGGCCGCGATGTCCCAGTGCCCGTGCCGCATGGCGCGACGCAACTCAGGATCCGGGTAGGCCAGTAGGGCGGTCTCGTACTGGGTGGTCTGCATCAGAATGTCGTTCGAGTCGAGTGTGGCTGGTATGAATTGGCGCAGGTAGCTGCGCTGTTTCCCCGTCACCTCGTCCTCGACGACCTCGAGGTAGTAGCGCCCGGGCTCGCGGTGGTCGATGAACCGCTCCTTCACCCAGGAATGGCCTGGCCCGCCCGGGTTGCTGGCGGCTCGCACGTAGCACCGGACGTGATGCCCCTGCCACAGCGGACGGCAGCGCAGGAACAGGTACAGGTAGACCGAAGGGTTCGGGTACTGTGTCAGCTCGTCCCAAGCAATGTAGGCGTACGCGCGGCCCTGGTAGCGGTACTTGTGCACATCCCGCTCGCAGTACGCTAGCTTGTAGCTTGCGCCCTGCTCCGCAGCTCGCATGACCTGGGGGTGGCTCGAGGCCCGGCGGAACGGGAACCGCCAGAGGTGGTTCGACTTGTTGAACCGGCCGCCGACTTGCGGGAAGGTCTCGTGGGACATCTCGATGACCTGATCCAGCTCGTCGTACGTCCGGCGGAAGAAGATCGCCCGATACCCAATGTTGTCCACCTGCCGCAGGCCCTCGTTCAGGAGGATCACCGTCTTCCCGGGGCCCGCTGCCCCACCGAAGAAGGTCTCGAAGGCGTTCGACTTCGAGAAGGCTTCCTGCTCGGGACTGTAGGGGCAGAACGAGTGGATGTCGCCATGGCGACAGTAGGGATTGCGAACAGTGCCACCAGCTTCTGGGGCCTCCTGAAACTCCAGGACGGCGGCATCCAGCTCAGTCGTCATCGCGCACCAGGAAGGCGAGGTTGCCCACCACTTGATAGATGACCTGCTGCGGGGGGTTGGGTGGCGGACGACTGAGGAGGACGCTGATCGAGCCGTCCGTGGTATCGTCCGAGACCAGGAGCTGGTGGCCCATGGCCGGGCCGTTGAGGAAGTGTAGGATCAATTCTCAAACGTGAGCACCTGCTGCGGAATCTCCGGCGGCAGCAGGGCGACGCCTCGCTCGATCTCGTCGGACGCCTGGTGCTCCACGTGCCCGAACAGCTTGAGGTACTGCCCGAGCTTGTCGAGGGCCGTGAGCTTCTCGTACAGCTCCAGCTCGATCTGGCGGCGGCTGGTGGTGCGCTCGCTCCCGTCCTTTTGGACGATCGTGGTGCTGGTCTCGGTCAACTTGACCTTCTTCACGGCCCGGGCCTGCTCGTCGGTGAGCTGGTCGGACGCCACCAGTGTCACGTGGTCCGGCCCCCAGGAAGCGAAGTCCCGCATGTCCGAGAAGGCGACCCGCCGCAGCTCCTCGAGCACGTGGTCGGCCTCGATCCCCTTGGTTGCCATGAGGTCCGCCAGCCGTTCAGCCAGGGCCGCCTGAATCTGAGGTTTCCTGAGATTCGCGTAGCCCGTTTCAGCGGCAGCTTTGGGGCTGTACCCGGCGCGGATGGCCGCCTGGGTGGCGTTCAAGTCCTTGAGGTACTCGAGGATGAACGCCTCTTGCTTGGGAGTCAGGTTCATTGAGCCGCCCGAGGTTGGGGGTAGAGGTCCTCGATGTCTGGCTCGAGGAAGTCTGACCCTTGGGCATGTGCGCGCCAGAGGGCGCGGGCGATCTCCTCCAGTGTAATACCGAACCGCTCGTTGAACAACCGTGTTCCGAGGTCATGGTGCACCATGTGCGCCAGGTCGCATCCTGGCCACATGTTCTCCGGATCGTCGTGATGGATGCCATGACTGACGTGGCAGCATCGCACCGTGCCGAGGCACTCGTGGACGTGCCCGAGGAGGCACGGGAGTGTGCGGATCCAGGCCCGTGCCTCCGGCACGACGATGGTCATGCGAGCGTGAAGTCCACGTTCACGATTGAACCGCAGCAGATGTCCAGGCTTTTCGCGAGGGCCTGCCAGTCCTCCTTGACGAACAGCAGGTCAACGTGGCCGCCTTGAATCTCTGTGCCTCCGTTCAGCTCGACACGCACCCGGATGTGTGTGGTCCCGTCGAGGGACGTGTTCCGAATGACGCCTTGGGTCTGCATACGCCCTCCTCTCGCCGTTCACACGAGGATCCACCCTACCGCAGCGGCCAGGGCGACGGCGGCACAGATCACCGTCCGCCACAGCACGTTGCGGATGTTGTACCTGAGCAGCGGGAACAGGGCGTCGGCCTTTTGGAGCTGGCCATAGAAGGCGACCAGAAGCGCGATCGCGCTAGCCTGCCACGGATCCCTGGCGATACCGTAG